TTCGATCTTGAGGTCTACCGGTGGCGCTACGTCCCAATGCGGCCACGGCGCCAAGTCGATGTCGCCGAGGTTATAGCCGGCCCAAAACTCAAGCAGCTGGCAGTGTAGTTCGGTGGACAGCATCTGCGCGTCGCCTAGGGTGCGCTCTCGTTTGACCTCGCCGCCGACCTGAGCGGCTGCCAGGCTGCCGGCGTCGATCTGGGTGGTGAGGTTGTTGCCGGTTAGCGCGATGGCGAAACAGTCGTCCACGTGGCGGATGAGGTCCTTAAAACCGTCGCTGTTTTGATCGGTAGCTTCGAGCAGCCGGAGGTCGAACCGGGCGCCGTCCTCGTCGACGTTCGTCGGCAGCTGGATCGTCGTGTCGGTCGATAGCACGGCCAAGTCGCTCTGAAATGCGTCCTTGTCCTCGGCGTCGCTCACGGCTGGCACGTCGGCAAGTACGATCGGCATGCCGTGGCGCTCGCTATAGCGCGCCCAGTCCCGCATCGCGAACTGGCGCACGAGCCACGGAATGGCCAGGCATCGAGCCAGGCCATTCATCCACGGCGATTCACCTTGGCCAAGCACGACCCACTTACCATCGCCGCCGCCATAGGGCACCTTGATCTGGCCCTCGCGGGTGGTCAAGTAGTAACAGCGCTCTTCGCGGTCGGCCCATGCCCATTGCATGTCCCAAACCTTGAGGCATGGCCGCCACTCGTCGGCGGTTAGCTCCCAGACGATCTCACCGATGGCCACGCCGCACATCAGCCACCACCGCAGCAGCTGGGCAAGCTGGGCCTCCGGCACGAGCCGCCACCACCAAGACTCTGCCATGGCGGCGGCCTCGGCGGCCTTGTCTTCGCTATCGACATCGGCCGGCATCAGCTTAAAGTCGGCCCGCAATAGCGCGTTGATGCGGGTTTGTAGGACGGCCGTCAACCGGTCGTCACGGCCCATGGCGTCGACGAGCTGGGCCGCGTCGGAGAAGTCGCCATCTTCAAGCGAGCGGAGCGCCGAGCGCACCTGTGAGACGCTCCAGCTAGGCTTGATGCCGGGCGTCCACGGGATGTACACCCGCCGGTGGTGGTCCTCAAGTTGCACTTGCTAGCCCCGCCGATGCCACCCGCTGGGCTTCCATGTTGCGCCGCCGGGCGCATTTCCGCGAACAGGTGATTTTATCCGGCCGCGCCGGCGCCTCGGCGCACATGACGCACAGCGCCGGCAGCTCGTCGGCCTGCCGGTCGTTGTAGCAGTCGACACAAAGCACCGTTCCGCGCGGGTCGATGTAGCAAAGCGCCGAGCGCCGGAGCGCCTTTTGGCAAGCCCGCGACGTGCAGCGGGCGGTCGAACCTAGATGAGCCTTAAAAAACATGTTTACATCCGCCGCTTTAGTCGTGGCCCGTTCCGGCGTCCAACTTTTCTCACTCGTGATAGTACCCGAAAAGCATTCACCAGGCCATCCACTTCGTCGTCTCGTGCGTCGTTGATACCGGTAAAGCCCTCGACCACTTCGAGGAACGATGGCAGCCAGTCGCAAGGAAACTCCACCGGGTCGGGCAGCAGCACCCGCCCATCGTTCCAAGCGGCGGCGACTTCCTGCGAGCGCACGAACTTGTCCGCCCGAGCCGCGGCAAATTCGAGCTTAGGCAGCCGGCGCTTGATGAACTGGGCCGGGCCTTTCTCGGTGCCCGAGCCGAGGAACAGCATCCGGCCGGGCCGCTTTTGGTAGGCGCTCACTAGCGAGAGCGTGAACTCCGGCGCCTCGACTTGTTTGCTGATAACGTCGAGCACATAAAACAGATCGCCCTGTTTGCCAAGCGTCACGCACACCGAGCGATCGGCGACGGTCTTTGCGGTGTATGCGAGGTCGACGCCGTGGCCGTATTGCAGCCGGCCGGGGATCTCGTTGTAGAACGTGGCCGGGCCGAAGACGGCGCCGCCACGCTTTCGCGGGCGGCCCTGGAAGAGCGACGCGGCGCCGTACTCACCCACCACCCGCATGCGGTCGCGGATGACCTCGGCGGTCCAGCCAAGCGCCGGCGCCAGCGCCTCGCCAGCGTCGCGGCCGTCGTCGTCGCCGGGCTCGGCGATAGCCCGCCGGGTGATGCCGGGCCACCCCTCCTTGACAGCGCGCCCGATGGCGTCGTCAGGGTGCCATCGGGTGTGGACGAGGAACACCGAGCCCGCCGGCGTCAGGCGGGTAAGAATGTCGTCGGTGATGCTATCCCACACCTTGTCCCGATACGTCGGGCTCTCGGCCTCGGCGCGGTTCTTGATCGGGTCGTCGATGTAGGCCCTGTTGAACCCGCGCCCGGTGACCTCGCCACCGATGCCACGAGCCACGAGCCCGCCACCGGCAGCCGTCGCCCACTCGTCAGCGCGGTTGCTGTCCTTCATCAGCTCGACGCCGGCGGCCTTCGCTAGCCGCCGCGCCCGCTTGCTTTGCTTAGCGGCGAAGGTCGCCGTATGGGTCATGTAGAGCACGCTGGCCGTCGGGTCGCGGAGCAGGGTGCGCGCGATGTCGTGCAGGATGAGCTCGCTCTTGCCGTGCCGCGGCGGGACCGTGAACCATACTTTGCACGGCCTATGGTCGGCCGTATCCATCGCCCACGCGAGCTGCCACAACCACAACGGCGCCACCAGCTCGGGCGACAGCTGCGGCACGAAGTCTAGCAGGCCCGCGCTAGTCGCTGCCCGCTTCGAGAGCCATCGCCGCGCGTACTCGCCCCAGCTCGGATACAAGTCGCCGGAGCTGCTCTGGCTCAAGCGCCCGCTCTGCTGCGGCGAGAAACTGGTCTTGTGCTTGTTGGACTGTCGCATTGAGTTCTACCCTTTGCACCACCTTGCCCTCGACGCGGTCAAGGACCTCTCGAAGGTGTTGATATTTGCCCTTGGCCGCCTCGCGGAGCAGCACCTTGACGACCACCTCGGCCAGCTGCCCATCGTTCGCGTCGAGGGCTTTGCGTAGTCTATTTGTCAGGCTGGCGCCCTTGGGTCGGCCGCCTGGGTTGCCGCTCTGGCCGGGCTTCCACATGTGCTGTCGAAGGTGGTCGGCCTTTGATTGTTTTTCTGCCTGCTCCTCAGCCATCGGTCACCCGCTTGGCTTTGCCGCCCGTCAAATTCTCCCACCGCTCTACGATCACATCGCAATAGGCCGGCGAGATCTCGACGCCATAGCACTTGCGCCCGAGCTGCTCGGCGGCGATGAGCGTCGTGCCCGAGCCGAGAAAGGGATCGGCGATGAGCTGGCCACCGTGATCTTTGATAATCTCCACCAATAAACCAATCGGTTTCTCGGTCGGGTGGCTTCGTCGCTGGTCGCTATTGCGAGCAGTCACGCCGCACCAATGGTGCCGGATCATACGCCTTCGATGCTTGCGCTTTGACCACAAGACTTCGAAGTGGTTGCCAAGAATGCCATCGCTTTCCGGCGTCCTCTTGTCCCAAACCATCCAACTCCCGCCACTCGGCAACCTCGGGTAGAAATAATCCGCGCCCCACATAAAGACCTCGGCGGCCTTGTCAAAAAGCTCAAGCGTTGGCCGCGGGTCAAATTCGACGCTGTCGCCCTCAACCGGCTCGTATACCTGACTGTCCAAGCCATCCACGACAGCAAACCCGGTGTAGTCCGTGTCTAGCGCCATACCGTACGGCGGGTCCGTCAATAGCGTGTCGGCCACCTGCCCCCCCATCAGCCGCGCCACGTCCTCGGCCTTCGTCGAGTCACCGCAAAGCACCCGATGCTCACCAAGCTGCCAAAGGTCGCCCGGCTTCGTCACCGGGTCGGCGGGGGGCTCCGGCGCCTCGTCCTCGACCACGTCGCCACCACCCACCACCGCATCGGCGAGCGCCTCCAGCTCGCCGGGGTCATAGCCGGCCGCCGCCAAAAGCTCGGCGTCGTCGATGGCCAGCGCTGATAGCTGCTCGGCCAGCGCGCCCTCGTCCCACTCGGCAAGCTCCGCGGTGCGGTTGTCGGCGATAGCGTAGGCCGTCCTGTCCGACCCCGTAAGCCCCGACCGCACGACATGCACCGATTGCCACCCAAGCTCGCGCGCGGCTGCTAGCGTGCCGTTTCCGGCGACCACAACCCCATTCCCATCGACCACAATCGGTTTCTGCTGCCCAAAACGCGCCAGGCTCGCTTTGATTGTCTCCAGGTTGCGCGCGCCGTGCTGGCGCACGTTCGCCGGGTCGTTGAGTAGCTCGCCCACGCTGATGCTTTCCGTCTCCACACGTGCAGCTTGCCACACCCACCCGCGCCCCGTCAAAACAGGCTCACAAAAAGCTGGGCCACCATGGCCACCCAATGATTCCGCGCACATAACCCAAGCTGGGCCACCATGGCCAAAGCTGGGACAGCCGCGGAATCATTGGCCTTTTCCCCTACTCTGTCCCAGCTTTGACTTTTTTCTATAGAGAGATAAAATCAGAACAAAAAGGACTCTATAAGGTTTTTTGGCCGACCATGGCCACTTTACCCCCCTCGACCCCGAAAAGCTCAACGATTGCGGGCACCTCCAGCCCGGCCCAGCTTTTTGAAACCTGGGCCAAAGCTGGGCCAAAGTTGGGCCATTCCCCCCACCTTTGCCTACACCTACCCACCGATTGTGAAAAAAAACGACGTAGAGGGGTTGCCACATCGGGCGGGTGCCATTACGTTGTTTGTATGAAGACGACGCACCTAACCGACATCATCACAAACGAAAACTGGCACGGCGACCGCCTCGCCGTCTTCACTACCACCACCACCGCCGGCGCCGAGCTTCAGATCTCGGAGTGGCTCGGAGACGACGGGCTCGACGTTGAGCTACGCGACAGCCACGCCCGCGCCCACCACGCCGACGAGCTGGCCACCCTCGAAGCCGAGGGCCGCGACGCCTTCGCCGAGATGCGGGCGGCCCTCCAGCCCGCCGACCTCGACGAGCTTGCCGAGATGATGCGCGACGGCCGCATCGCTTGCTTCGACGAGCTGCCAACCTTCGGCGGCGACGAGCCGGACGACACATCCGGCGTGTGGTCGTGGGACGCCGCCCGCGTCATCGTCGGCACGTGCGCCGACGACATCGAGATCATCACCCGCGCGGAGCTGGCACAGTGAAGCGCTTCAAACTCTACGACGAGCACGGCAGCCTGCTCGCCATCGTCACCGCCTCGACGCCGGCCATCGCCATCGGCGCCGACCCTCGCGCCGCCATGGCGCTGTGGGCGCCGCGATGACATTCGGCCAAGCATTACGCCGCGCCCGCCGGGCTCAAGGCCTCACCCAAGAGCAGCTCGCCGAGCGTGCCGACATGGACCGCACGCACGTCAGCCACATCGAGCGCGGCGCGGTCGAGTGGCCACGGTTCGACGTGGCGTGCTCGCTGCTAACCGCCCTCGGCCTCGACATTCAAACCTTCTGGGCCTATGCCGACGCCCCTGAAATCGACTGAGCGGGCCGCGTGGTTCGCCCGCTTTCGCCGATGCCGGAACGGGTGCGGGCTCGACGTGGTCGCGGTGTGTGAGATAATGCGCACCGGCACGGCGCGCCCAGCGCTCCAGTGCCCGCGGTGCCTCGCCGTGACGGCCTACGTGCCGCGCCGCTTGATGCGCTGCGACGTCGAGAGTCTACCGCTCAAAATGACCGAGCCGGCACCCGATAGCCGGCAACAAAACCTGTTTGATTAAATTAAGGAGAACCGCATGAGCGAGCCACGCATGAGCACCGAGATCCTTGAATCAATGCACGAGAGCCTGACTTTGCTCTACTGCATTGTTCTCGGACCGAACGAATACACCGACGAAGATATCCAGCACGTCGAGCGAGCCCTAAACTTTGTCGTCGATTTAATTGACCACCGCAACCACAAATAAGAACGACCGCGCCGGGATTGCTAGGGAGCCCGACGCGGTCAATGGGAGATCAAAAAATATGTTACTCGATTCTATTCAACAAAGCAAACCGCAGCATCCGCGGGTGCTACTCGCCGGCGTGGCCGGCGTGGGCAAATCCACCATGGCCGCCGGGATGCCGTCGCCGCTATTCATCGCCGCCGAGTCCGGCGTGCGTTTTCTTGGCGTGCCGACGTTCGAGCCAGGCGGGTGGTCCGACGTCGTCGAACTTGTCGAAGAGCTGGGCCGCGACCAGCGAGGCTATGAAAGCCTCATCATCGACAGCGTCGACCATCTTGAACCGCTGTGCTGGAGCTACGTGTGCGCTATGCACAACGACGACCGAGGCCGCAAACACGGCCACATCTCCAGCTGGCCATACGGCCAGGGCTACGCTCGCGCCACAACGGAGTGGCGCCGGCTGCTCGATGCGCTCGACGCCCTCACCGACACGATGCCGGTGATGTTGATCGCACACTCGCAGGTGAAGCCGTTCAAAAACCCGACGGGCGAGGACTTCGACCGGTACGAAGTGAAGCTGCACCGCGCGGCCAGCGCCCTGCTCATCGAGTGGGCCGACTGCGTCGCGTTCGCCGCGTTCGACGACGTTGTGACGCACGTCGATGGCCGGGCAAAAGTCGCCGGCAGCGGCGAGCGTGTCATGCACCTGCAACGCCGGCCGGCTTGGGATGCCAAGTGCAGGTGGCCTACGCCGCCCACGCTGCCGCTTGATTGGTGGGAGCTAATGAAGCACAACGGCGCATCGGATGCCCACCACATCGACAACCTTGCAGCCGAGCTACCCGACGAGCTGCAAGCAAAAGTTGCCCGCTTATTTGAGCGGGTCAAAACAAACGAGGACCTTGCCAAGCTTCTTGACTGGGTTCGTAGCAAACAAGGAGATCGATCATGAGCTGGACAAATGCAACACCATCAGGCCGCCCCTACGGCGGCAAAACATCCAAGGGCAGCGCCTTCGTGGCCTTGCCGATGACGCTCGAAAGCGGCGAGGAATTGTGGTGGCGTGGCTATCTCACGCCGGCCGCAATAGAGCGCACAAAGCGGCAGCTTGCCGCCCTCGGATGGGCCGGCGAAAAGGTCGAAGAATGGCAGCCGCTCGAAAAAGCCTTCCGCGTCGTGGTCGAAGAGGATGAGTGGGAGGGCCAAACCCGCCGCAAAATCGCCATGGTTGCCGACAGCAAACCGAAGACGCCGCAAGCCACCGAGGCCGTCAACGCCTTGCTCGGTGCAAGCGCCGCGCCCGCTAAACCACAGCACAAACCCGCGCCAGTCGACACGGATGACATCCCCTTTTAAAGATAAGCCATGCCGCGATTATCAGCGAGCGGCCGCCAATGCGGTGGTAGCCTCGCTGAAGTCCGGCGCGGCTCGCCGTGTGCTAGTCACGATGCCGACGGGTGCCGGCAAGAGCAGGACGGCGGCGGAGATCGCATGGCGTGCACATCAGGCC